AGCACATTTTATACTAAAGATCAAATAAAGGCAAATATTACAAGTTTATTTTCTACTATGATTGGAGAAAGAGTTATGCAACCAACTTTTGGTACATATCTTTTTAATCTATTATTTGAACAAGTTAATACAGATCTGAAAGAAAAGCAAATAAGAAATGAAGTAGATAGAGCAATACAACAATGGGTACCAGAAGTAATTGTAAATGAAGTATCATTTCCTGAAGTTATAGATGAAAGAAAAATATTAATTAAATTGAAATATAGTATACCACAGTATAACTTAGAAGACGAATTAACTTTAGAGGCACAATAATTATGGCAAGTAAAGATATTAAATATGTAGGTAGAGATTTCGATGGTTTTAAGTCTAACTTAATAGAGTTTGCTAAAAACTATTTTCCTAATACCTATAATGACTTTGATACTGCATCACCTGGTACAATGTTTATTGAGATGGCGTCTTATGTAGGAGATGTACTTTCATATTATACAGATTATGCATTAAAAGAAAGTATGTTGCACAGAGCAACAGAGAGAAAGAATTTATACGACCTAGCACAAGGTTTTGGATATAAACCAAAAATTTCTGTAGCTTCATCTACTGCTCTTTTAACAGCAGGAGCTATTTCAGGAGGTAGTTTTTGTGATACAACATTTGTAGTTGTTGCTGGTGTCCTATCCTTAACACCAAATAATGAAGATAAAAAACCCATTGTTACACCCTTTCTTTCATTGTCTTGAGAGCAGCAAGACCATTAATTTCATTTGGCTGCTTATCTGTTCCATAAGCCTCTCTTCTAACATCCTTAACAACTTCATCCATTACATCTGCTCCTTCAATAGGATTACCATTACCTAATGCAGCCATAGTATAACTGTCTACAACATACTCAGTAGGACTAACAGCCAATGTAGCTACTTGTTCTTCTCCCTCCTTGATAGGCATATATACATTATCTTCCATACCATGACCATCACCGGGAACTATACCACTAAACTCACCACCTGCTGCTAGATTCATAAGACCTCCTCCAGATTCAGCCATGATTGTTTGTGGTAATTGTTGTGACATTTCTACAACACTTTGAACTAAAGTTCCTGATCTATCCAACAAACTTTCTAAAGCTTTTGCTGCTATTGAATCACCATCTGGTAGTGTAGCTGTTAATACCTCATTTAAATTTTGTTTAATATCCATAGGTTGTGACATCTCTGGAACAAACTGTGGTATAGGAGCTTGTGTATTCATAGGAGCAGATTGAAGTCCTCCTTGTTGTTCTATCTGTCTAGCAGCTTCTGTTTCTAATTTTCGTAACTCAGGAGGAAT